CCCCAGCCTTGATACCCCCGAAGCCGCCCCCCTCAACGCCTCGTTCGACATCGTCTCGCGCCAGGATGCCACCGAGCAGGCGGTCGGCGCGCTGCGAAGCGATGTGGAAGAGGTGAAATCGCGCCTTGACCGGGTGGCGCGCACCGCCAGCCGCCCGCTGATCGGGGGCGGCGATACCGCCGCCGCCAGCCCCGAGCTGAAGGGCTTCGTCAATGGCTATTTGCGCCAGGGGCGCGAGAGCGAGCTGAAATCGCTCAATATCGGCACGCCCAGCCAGGGCGGTTACCTCGTGCCGACCGAGCTGGACAAGCGCATCGCCGAGGTGCTGCTGCGCATCAGCCCGATCCGCTCCGTGGCGCAGGTGGTGCAGACCAGCACTTCGGACTATCGCAAGCTGATCAGCCTGGGCGGCACTGCCTCGGGCTGGGTGAGCGAGACCGCCGCGCGCAACGAAACCGCCGAGCCGAGCTTCGCCGAGATCATCCCCCCGCATGGCGAGCTTTACGCCAACCCCTCCGCCAGCCAGCAGATGCTGGACGACAGCTTCTTCGACCTGGAGGCCTGGCTGGCCGAGGAAGTGGCGCGCGAATTTGCCCGCGCCGAAGGGGCGGCTTTCGTCAACGGCACCGGGGTCAACCAGCCGGCGGGCTTTCTGGCCGCCCCCACCAGCGAGGCGGGCGATGCCGGGCGGCCCTTCGGCACGTTGCAATATGTGGCGAGCGGCAGCGCCAGCGGCTTTGATACCTCGCCCGACCTCCACCTGATCGACATGGTGATGAGCCTCAACCCCGGCCATCGTCAGGGCGCGGTGTGGGTGATGAATGCCGGCACGCTGGCGCAGATCCGCAAGCTGAAGGATACGGTGGGCGATTATCTGTGGCAGCCGGGCATCATGGACAAGCAGCCCGACCGGCTGCTGGGCTATCCGGTGATCGAGGCGGCGGATATGCCCAATATCGCCGCCGGCACCACGCCGATTGCCTTTGGCAACTTCCAGAACGGCTATCTGATTACCGAGCGGTTCGGCACCCGCCTGCTGCGTGACCCGTTCAGCAACAAGCCCTTCGTCAACTTCTATGCGACGAAGCGGCTGGGCGGGCAGGTGCTCGACAGCAACGCCATCAAGCTGCTGACCATCGCCGCCAGCTAGGCGGTGATGCGCGGGGGGGCGCGCCGCCACGGCACCCCCCCGCTTCGCCCGCATCTTTTGCACCAGCTTGCCGGCCGGGGTTCCCCCCCTCTGCCCCGGTTGGCCCCGCGCCCGCGTCGCCGCCATAGCCTTCCGGCGGCGCGGGTGCCTTTTGCCCACCCTCTTCCCACGGAGACCGCCATGATGCGGGTTATCTTAAGCCCTGCGGTTCTGCCGCCCGATGCGCTGGCCGAGCTTAAGGACTGGCTCGGCATCACCACCACGCAAAACGACGCCGCGCTGAGCGGCCTGTTGCAGGTGGCGGTGGATGTCTGTGCCGATTTCACCGGCCTCACCCCGTTGCTGTGCGCTTGCGAGGAGATGCTGCCGCTGCCCACCGGGCAGAACCTGCCGCCGCCGCACGAATGGCAGCACCGCCATTACCCCGCCGACTGGCGGCTGCCCCAGGCCTACCCCGGCTATCACGCGCTGACGACGCGCCCGGTGCAGGCCGTGACGGGGGTGGAAGGCGTCGACAGCAGCGGCAACCGCACGCCGCTGGCCGCCGGCACTTACCATGTGCGGATCGACGCCGAGGGCACCGCGCGCATCAGGGTGGACGAACCGGCGGATTTTCACCGTTGCGCGGTGCAGTTTACCGCCGGGCTGGCCGCCAGTTGGGATGCGCTGCCGAACCCGATCCGCCAGGGCATCATCTATCTGGCCGCCTATCAGCAGCAGACCAGCACCAATCTGGGTGCGGTGCCGGCGCCGCCGGCCTCGGTGACGGCGCTGTGGCTGCCGTGGCGGCGGGTGCGGCTGGCATGAGCGGCGGCCTGCTCGATGCCACCGCCCAGCCCGGTTTCGACGACCTGGCCGAGGGCCTGGCGCAAATGGCGCAGGTGCTGGCCATCGCCCAGGCGCAGGCCCATGCCGCCGCGCGCGGAACAGACCCCATCCACTGGAACGAGGCGAGCCTGGTCTGGCCGCTGTTCACCGCATCGCTGATGAAAAAGACGAAAGGATAGCGCCGATGGAAGTGCTGTTGCGCGCCGCGCTGCTGAGCTGGCTGGCCAGTTCGTCGGCACTCTCCGCCGCGCTGTCGTCGATCACCGAGGAAAAGCCGGCGCGCACCGTGTTGCCGTGGCTGTCGCTCTCGGCCAGCGCCGCGACCGACTGGAGCACCAAGACCGAGCCGGGCCAGGAGATCCGCATTGCGTTGCAACTGCAATGCCAGGGCGACGCGCCCGCCACCGCCGCGCTGGTTGCCGCCATCGACGCGCAGGTGCGCGCGCTGCCCCCGGCGCAGGCCGGCTTTGCCGTCATCAGCATTCTGTTCCTGCGCAGCCGGGTGGAGCAACGCGCCCCCACCGTCCGCGCCATACTGATGGAATACCGCTTTCGGGTGCAGGCTGCCTGACCCGAATTTTACAAGGAGATAGACCCATGACCGCCCAATCCGGCGCCGCCTTCCTGCTCGCCATATCGAATGACGCCACCCCGCCGGTTTACCAGACCGTCGCCGGTATGCGCACCACGCAGATGGCGGTGGCGGGCCAGGCCGTCACCATCACCACCAAGGACAGCGCCGGCTGGCGGCAATTGCTCAGCCAGGGGGGCGCGCGCGCGATCTCTATCAGCGCCGCCGGGGTGTTTCAGGGCAGCGCTGCCGAGGCGCAGATCCTCGCCAATGCGCTCAACGGCACCCTCGACACCTACCAACTGACCTTCGCCGATGGCCATACGCTGACCGGGCAGTTTCTGGTGCAGAAGCTGGATTATTCGGGCGATTTCAATAATGAGCGTGCCTATACCTTGCAGTTGGAAAGCTCTGGCCCGATGGTTTGGGCATGAGCGGGGGCATGAGCGGCGGGCCACCCGCCAACCCCTATCGCGGCGAGGCCAGCCTGATCATCGCCGGGCGGCCCAGGCTGCTGCGCCCCAGCTTTGCCGCGCTGGTGGCGGCGGAGGAAGAGCTGGGGCCGCTGTTCGCGCTGGTCGACCGCGCGGCGGCGGGCGGCTTGCGCCTCGCCGAGCTGACCGCGCTGTTCTGGCACTGCCTTGCCAGCCACGAGGGGCTGACGCGCGAGGAACTGGGCGAGGCGGTGACGCGCATGGGGCTGGCCGCCGCCACCGCGCCGCTGCGCGCGCTGCTCGGCCAGATATTGCAGGGGCGGGGATGAGCCCGCCTCCGCCCCCCGCCTGCTTTGGCGCGGGGGCCGTGCGGCTGGCGGGGCTGGCGGCACGGGTGCTGGGCTGGCGGCCGGGCGAGTTCTGGGCCGCGACCCCGGCCGAGCTGGCCGCCGCATGGGCCCCGCCAGAGGGCGGCGCACGGCCGATGCCGCTGAGCCGCGACGAATTCAACCGATTGATGGAGCAGAACCATGGCGGATAACAGCACCGGCCCCAGCAGCGCGGGCGTGGCCAGCGACCAGGTGCAGAGCCTGATCATCGACGTGCGGGCCAACACCCAGGGCTTCGCGCAGGACCTTTCCGCGATGCGCGGCACCTTCAATTCCACGCTGGTCGATGGCTTCACCCAGGCGGGCAGCACGCTGGAGGCCGGCCTGGCCAGCGCCATCCAGAAGGGCAGCTCGGGCTTTGCCGCGCTGCGCACCACGGCGCTGGGCGCGATCAACGACATCGCCACCCAGGCCACCGGCACGCTGTTCAGCGCGGTGGGGGCCGACAGCGGCGGCGGCGCGATGACTGGCCTGCTGGGCCTCACCGGCCTTGTCGGGGCCTTGTCGGGCTTGTCGGGCCTGCCGGGGCGGGCGATTGGCGGGCCGGTCTCCCCCGGTCAGCCCTATATGGTGGGCGAGAACGGGCCCGAGCTGTTCGTGCCCGCCTCGGCCGGCGCGGTGGCCAACGGCCAGCAGATAGCGGGCGGCGGCGGGCGCGATGTCCGCGTGTCGATCAACGTCACCACCCCGGCGGGCGGCGATGTGCCGCAGGCGCTGCAACGCTCTGGCCGGCAGATCGCCAGCGCGGTGCGCCGCGCCGTCGGCGGTTATTGAGGGGCGGCATCATGGCCTTCTGGCTTGCATCCGAGCTTGGCGCGCAAAACACCGCCACCATCCAGCGGTTTGACCCGCGCTTCTGGACGGTGAACTTCCCCCGCCCGATGGTGGCCTGCGTCACCACACCCGCGCCCGACGCGTTGCGGGTGGACGCCACCTTCTATACCACCAGTGACCTGGCCGGCCTTATTTGGGCCAGCGCCGACACCCTCTCGCATCCGCTGCTCGCTTATGAAACCAGCCTGGATTATGCGGGGACGACGCTCAGCTTCCAATGGCAATCGGGCGGCATCGTCGCGCTCGATCAGGTGAACGGCCCGACGCTGACCATCACCGGCAATGACGCCAATGGCAACCCGCATGTCTGGTATGTGCGGCTGTGGAACTATGCCAGCGGTAGCCCCACCAACGCCAGCATCACCCTGCCGTTCTCGGCATTGGCGGGGGGCTGGGCGCTGGGCGCGGGGGATGACCCGGTTTACCCCGGCGCGATCACCAGTCTGGCGATCTCGTTGGTGGCGCCGGGCTATACCGGCAGCGGCGCGGTGCCCCTGCCCGCCCCGGTGACCGGCTGGGCCATGCTGAGCACCATCCGTTGCACGGGCGACAACGCCATGCTGGAGATCGGCAATGTCTTCGTGCCCGCCAATGGCCTGGCGCTGGCCACCGATTTTGACGATCTGTGCAGCCAGACCCCGGCCCGTGTGGTGCGGACGCTGCGTCAGCTTGGCTATCGCGGCAGTGTCTGCCACTATATCGGCATGAGCCACCATTGCGCGCTGGCGGCCAGTGGCGGCGCGTTTCAGGTGGCGCCCACCGGCGGGGCGAATGGCGGGCCGCTGAACACCCCGGCGCTCAATTGGCATGCCAATTTCCTGTCGCTGTGCGCGGCGGCCGGCCTCTCGCCGATCATCTCGATGAGCTTTGAGGTGCTGGCGCAATATTGCCCGGCGGGCTGGTTTCAGCAAGCCGCCGATGGCAGCCAGGCGCTGACCGGCTGGGTGCCCCCCTCGACGCTGCTTTCCCCCGCCAACCCCGCCGCGATGGGCTGGCTGCAAGCGGTGGCCGGGGCCTTTGCCGGGCTGATGGTGGCGGCGGGGGTGCCGGTGCGCTTTCAGCTTGGCGAGCCCTGGTGGTGGATCACCCCGGCCAACGCCATCTGCCTGTATGATGCCGCGGCCAAGGTGGCGCTGGGCGGCAACCCGGTGGTGATCAGCGACCTGACCCAGCCGCTGACCCCGGCGCAGCAGGCGCTGCTGACCGCGGCGGGCGCGCTGCTGGCCAGTGCCACGGCGGCCATCGTGGCGGCGGTGCGCGCGGCGGCGGCGCCGGCCAACGCCGAGGCGCTGTTGCTCGCCTATCTGCCCACCGTGCTCAACCCGGCGACACCGGGGGCGGAGCTGGCCAACCTGCCCGCCGGCTGGGCCTGGCCGGCTTTTGATCGCTTGCAGGTGGAGGATTACGGCTGGTTGACCGGCGGGGCCACGGCGCTGCGTCAGGCGGCCTATGCCACGGTCAACGCCCGGCTGGGCTATCCGCCGGCGGCGCAGGATTATCTGGCGGGGTATGTCGCCTCGGCGGCGCAGGCCGCGCAATGGCAGGCGATCGACGCCGGCATCGACGAAGCCCTGACCCGCGGCCCGCACGAGGTGTTCGTCTGGGCCCTGCCCGAAGTCTGCCGCGACGGTTACGTCCGCAACCCACCAACCGAGGACAGCGAAGACATGCAAGCCATCGACGACGTCTATTACCCGCTGGCGCTGGGGCTGGATACCAAGGTCGCGCCCGAATTTTCCACGATGATTTCGATCACCGCCTCGGGCTATGAGCGGCGCAACAGCCTGTGGGGTGATGCGCTGCTGCGGTTCGATGTGGGGCCGGGGGTGCGCTCGCAGGCCGATATGGGCACGCTGATCGCCTTCTTCCGGGCCCGGCGCGGCGCGGCGCGCGGCTTTTTGTTGACCGACCCTTCGGATTACAGCTCCAACGGCATGGTCGGCACCCCCACCGCCTATGATCAGGCGCTGGGCACCGGCGATGGCGCGACCTTGGCCTTTCAACTGATCAAGGCCTATGGCCCGCCGGGCGCCACCGGCGACGCGCTGCAAACCCGCATCATCACCCGCCCGCAGGCCGGCACGGTGCTGGTCGCGGCGGGCGGCGTGCCGCAAACCAGCGGCTGGGTGCTGGAGGCCGGCGGCATGATCGCCTTTGCCGCCGCGCCGGCGCAGGGCGTGGCGATCACCGCCGGCTTCCTGTTCGATGTGCCGGTACGCTTCGAGGGCGACAAGCTGCAAACCTCAGGCGCGACCTTCGCCGCCGGCGAGGCACCCAGCGTCCCCCTCGTTGAAATCCGCGAGGCGGTATGAGCCGGGTGTGGTTCTCGGGCCCGCTGGAAACAGTGGCGACCTTCTGGCGGGTGTTGCGCACCGATGGCGTGACGCTGGGCTTCACCACCCATGACGCGGCCCTGTGGTTCGACGGCATTCGCCACAGCGCCTCGCCGGGCATGACCCCCTCGGCCATCAAGCGCAGCGCCGGCTTCACCGACGACAGCGCCGAGGTGGAGGGCGCGATCAGCGATGCCACCATTTCGGCATGGGACCTGACCGCCGGGCGCTATGACGGCGCCGAGGTGGTGGTGGGGCTGGTCGACTGGCAGACGCTGGAGACGCAGACGCTGTATAGCGGCACCATCGGCACGGTTTCGCGGCAGGACATCGGTTTTGCCGCCGAGCTGCAATCGGCCAAGGCCAATCTGCTGATTGACCCGGTGCCCAGCACCAGCCCCAATTGCCGGGCCGATTTCTGCGGGATGGGCTGCGGGCTTTCGGTCGCGCGCTTCACCCACGAGGCGGTGCTGAGCGCGCAGGACACGGTGAACAACGCCGTCACCCTATCCTGCGCCGTGCCGCCCGCGAACCTGGTGGGCGGCAGCTTATACTGGCTCGACGGCCCCTATTCGGGGCTGGCGATGGCGGTGCTGGGGGTGATCAACGGCGAGGTCATCCTCGACAGCCCGCTCGACGCCGCAGTGCCTATCGGCGCGCGCGCCCTCGTCACCGAGGGGTGCGACCACACGCTGGGCACCTGCGGCGGGCGTTTTGCCAATGCGGTGAATTTTCAGGGCGAGCCGTACCTGCCCGGCAACGACCTGATCATGCGCTATGGCGTGCCCGCATGACCGCATGGCGTGCCCGCATGACCGCGCCGGTGATGCCCGCCGCCGGGCCCGCCGGCGGCTATGCGCTGGCGGTGGCGGCCGAGGCGCTGGTGGGCGCGCGTTTTCGGCTGCACGGGCGCGACCCCGCCACCGGGCTGGACTGTGTGGGCGTGCTGGAAGTGGCGCTGCGCGATGCCGGGTTGCCCTGCCCGCTGCCCAGCACGCCGCCCTTCACCTATGCGCTGAAAATGCGCGATGTGGGGGCATGTGTGCGCCAAGCCGGCGCATGGGGCTTTGCCCCTGCCGGCGGCCCCGTACTGCCGGGGGACGTGCTGCTGTTCCACCTGGGCCCCTGCCAATATCACCTCGTCATCGCGGCGCGCGGCGGCGGCTTTGTCCACGCCCATGCCGGGCTGCGCCGCGTTATCCATGCCGCCCGGCTGCCCGAATGGCCGCTGGAGGGGCATTGGCGGATCGCGCCACACCGCACCAACGAAAGCTGAAACCCCATGGCAACCCTGATATTTTCCGCCCTTGGCACGTTGATCGGCGGCCCGATTGGCGGCGCGATTGGCGCCTTCATCGGGCAGGAGGTCGACTCCGCGATCATCGGCGGGCCCAATGTGCAGGGGCCGCGGCTGAATGACCTTTCGGTCAGCACCTCCAGCTATGGTGCGGCCATCCCGCGCTATTTCGGCCAGATGCGGGTGCCGGGCTCGATCATCTGGGCGACCGATCTGGCGGAACACTCCTCCACCCAGGGGGGTGGCAAGGGCAGCACCTCGGTCACCACCTATAGCTATACCTCCTCCTTCGCGGTGGCGCTGTCGAGCCGGCCGCTGCAAGGCCTGGGGCGCATCTGGGCCGATGGCAATCTGCTGCGCGGCGCGGCCGGAGACCTGAAGGTGGGGGGGGCGCTGCGCTTTTACCCCGGCGACTATAACCAGACGCCAGACCCCAGCATCGCCGGCAACGAGGGGGCCGATTGCCCCGCCTTTCGCGGGACCGCCTATGTGGTTTTCGACAACCTCGACCTCACCAATTATGGCAACCGCATCCCGGCACTGGCCTTTGAGGTGTTCGCCGACAGCGGGCCGTTGTCACTCGCGCAAGTGTTCGATGGCAAGCTGGATGGCGTCAACGCCAATGTGCCGCTGACGGGCATCTCCGGCTTTTCCTGCGACGGCACCTTCAAGGACACGCTGGCCAAGTTCCAGCCGGTGTTCCCCATGAGCTGCGACGCCGATGGCGACAGCCTGAATATTCTGGCGCAGGCCCTGCAACCGGCCGCTATCCCCCTGGCCGACCCCGCCACATCCGAATCCAAGGGCGATTTCGGCGGGCAGAGCGGCTTTACCCGCAAGCGCGCGCCATTGCCGCCAGACCCGCCGCGCATTCTGCGTTATTATGACATCAACCTGGATTATCAGCCGGGCTCGCAACGCGCCATGGGGCAGATCATCGTCGGCAAGCCCAAGACGGTCCAACTGCCCGCCGCGACCACCGCCGCGAACGCCTTTCTGCTGATATCGCAGACCGCCAACAACGCCAATTGGGCGCGCGAGACCATCGCCTGGCGCAGCACCGAGATCGACCCCGCCGTGGTGCCGGGCGCGACCGTGACCATCGCCGGGCAGCCCGGCCTGTGGCGCGTCGCTAGCTGGGAATGGCGCGCCAGCGGGGTGGAGCTGATGCTGGAGCGCCAGGCCCCCACCAGCACCGACAGCACCATCGCCACCAATTCCGGCCAGGCCAATATCGCCATCGACCAGGTGGTGGGCAGCTCGGCGCTGGTCGCCTATGGCTTGCCGTGGGATGGCAACGGCAGTGCGGATGCGGTGGCGCTGTTCGCCGCGGTTTCTTCCGCCAGCCCCGGCTGGGCGGGCGCCGCGCTGTTCGCCGACCCCGGCACCGGTGTGCTGGCCGCGATCGGCAGCGCGGGGCGGCAGCGCAGCGTGATCGGCAGCACAATAACCGCGTTGCCCGCGGCCTCGCCCTTGCTGTTCGACCGCCTCTCCACCGTGACGGTGCAACTGGTAGGCAGCGACCTGGCGCTGACCAACGCCACGCCCGACCAGTTGGTGACGGGGGCGAACCGGGCGCTGATCGGGCCAGAGATCATCCAGTTCTCCACCGCCACCGCGCAGGGCAACGGCTTGTGGCAGCTTTCGGGCCTGTTGCGCGGGCGTGGCGGCACCGAGGGCAACATCGCCGGGCACGCCGTTGGCGAGAGCTTTGTGCTGCTAGACGCGAACCCGGTGGCGCTGTCCGCCGCGCTGGTGGGGACGAACCCGGCGGTGAAAATCGCCGCGCTGGGGCTGGCCGACCAGACAGCGGTGGAGGCCCCGATACACAATTGGGGCATCACGCTTCAGCCGCTCTCGCCCGTCCAGCCCGCCAGCGCCACCGCCAGCAATGGCACGCTGACCCTGAGCTGGGCCCGGCGCGCCAGGGGTGGCTGGCTGTGGCTCGATGGGGTGGACGAGCCGCTGGTGGAAGAAACCGAGGCCTATCTGGTGACGTATGGGCCCTTGAACGCGCCGGTTGCGGTGTGGACGGTGAACACCCCCAGCCTCGCGCTGAGTGCCGCCACATTGGCCACACTGGGGGGCAGCCTGGCAAAAGGACCGTTCTATGTCCAGCAGGTG